CTAGTCGGGCACCAACGCGCACAAAGTAGCCAGCCGTCCTCCAGGGCTAAAACTCGGAGGCATCCGATTTTCTGCGGGTGTCTTTCAGGAAACCCGTGTCGTTAAAAAACATTTGTAGCGTCCCTCGATCGTGGAACCTCGAAGAATATCGCCGACACACCTGCACCGATCGCTCTCACCTGCACTATTCTCGCTCTCAAATCGCACCGTATGAGGCTAAAGGCTTAGTCGTTTGGCTGTTGCATCCGGCCACTTCAAACGATGCTGGTGTGTGTGTGATCGTCGATCACGTCGCCGAGATCGATTCGCTCGAATGGCTCGGCTCGCCAATGAATACGGGACTGTCCTCGCGCGTCGGCGAGTATCTCGCGGTCAGTGTCTATCGCAGACAAATTTGGGCAGGTGTAATGCTGGCAGAAATTACCGGCCATCGATCGAGGCCAGAAGAAGAGGAAAAATGAATCGCAACACGATCAAGAGATCTGTACGCGGAGCTCGAGAAACGGATTTTTGCGTCATGAAGTACTGGCGCAATCGCTTAGTCGAAATCGGTCAAATCATCGAACGAGGAGAAAACAGAATGAAGAAAAACAAAGGTTTTTCGCTTATCGAACTTTTGATCGTCGTGGCGATCATTCTCATCATCGCCGCGATCGCAATCCCGAATTTGTTGCGCGCTCGAATGGCAGCGAACGAAGCATCGGCAGTCGGATCAATTCGCACGATCAACACTTCCGCGGTTACCTATTCGACGACTTGGGGCGTGCAGTTTCCTGGATCTATGGCAGCTATGGGCGGCGCGGCTGGCGGTGTTGCAGCTTGCGGCGCGGCATTGCTCATCGATCCCGTCCTCGCGAACGCGACAACGGCCGCGCTCTCAAAAAGCGGTTATTTTTTTACGTATGTCGGAGCGACAGCAACACCAGCTCTCGGAGGTTGCACGGGTTTTCAGACGTACACAATCACTGGTGTACCTGCCACGGTTGGACAATCCGGTCAACGCGGATTTTTCAGCGATCAAAGCGGAGTAATTCGTTTCACTACGACTGGCGCAGCGCCGACAGTCGCCGATCCTCCTCTGCAGTAAATGTAAACAAAAGTTGTCATCGAACTTAAGTTTCATCCTCGGTGTTTCTCGACGGAAAAAAGGAAAAAACAAAATGCACGTTGTGATTTTTTACCTTGCGACTTTGGTCGCCGGGATTGCGCTCGGATACGGATTTCGCGGTTTGATCCACAAAGACATCTCGAAAGTCGATCTCGCTGCGTTCGCAACTCGCCTCGAATCAATCGCGTCGGCCGATGTGGCAACGGTCAAAACCGATGTCTTGAACGTCGCTGCAGATATTCGAAAAAAAGTCTAAATGGGATCTTTTTTCGGGAAAGCCGTCGATGCGCTTCGCGGACGCACGACGGCTTTTATTTGTTTGTTTACCGTCGCCGGTCACGTAATGGCGTGGTTTCACCGACTCACACCGGAATACATCGGTTTCATGGCGACGATCATGTCGTTTGTTCTAGGTCACTCGATCAAGTGTGACTACTTCGCAAAACCAGATCCAGAAACCGTTACGACGCAAGTCGCAACACCTGGCGCGATCGCAACACAAACCAAGACGTCAACACCAGCGCCAGGCTAGGAGAATCGAAAATGCTTTTGCTGATAATCATTTTGATTTTGCTGTTTGGTGGCGGCGGCGGTTACTACGGTTACGGACGTTGGGGTGTTGGCGGCGGAATGGGAATTCTTGAAACCGTGCTGCTTACCGTTCTGATTGTATACCTGCTCGGCGGCATTCGATTCTAAATGCCGATCGCAGCGATGCGCGTGTGCCAGCGTCCCGGATGCGGAAATTTATGTGTTGATCGTTACTGCCCAACGCACCTCTACGCAGACAGTCGCAAAATCGCGCGACTCGAGTACGACTCACGACGCGGGTCGGCGAGCGCGCGAGGATACGGTCGCTTTCACGAAAAATGGCGACGACAGATCATCGCTCGCGATCCGCTTTGCACCATCAATGTGCTGTGTGACAAATCGTTTCCAGCGATGTCGACAGATGCAGATCACATCATCGCGATTAGCGACGGCGGCGATTGGTCGCTTGCAAACGGTCAGGGATCTTGCCATGCGTGTCACAGTTATAAAACTGCGACACATGATTCTAGCTTCATCCGCACGCGCTCGCGCACGCGTGACAGATCGAAGCGGCTTGGATTCGGACAGAGCGCAAAGGTAGGGGGGGCCGGTATCTCTACAGATCGCATCGCCGCGGACCGCCGTGCCAGCCCGAAACACACACCCGCGAAATAGAAATTCCGCATTATGACGGTGGGAAAAAAAAATTTAAATAACTATGTCTTATTGACTGTCAATAAAACCGCAGTCTAAACGCAGCACGCGAAAACAAAATGGTTTCCGACTCTCTCGTCAAAAAATTCTGCGACGCGATCGAGTCGGCCGAAGGTTACTTCCAAAAGCGCAGCGGCGCCGGCGAGGATCTCCCGCAGCGCTGCAATAATCCCGGGGATCTCACCGACGACGGCAATGTCGGATACGGTACCGCGCGATCGAGTGGCATCGGCGCGGCCGACATAACGATTTATCCGGATTACGCAGCCGGCCGAGCTGCTCTCGAGAAAAAAATCCGTCGCGCGCTCAACGGCGAGAGCCACGTCTACACGCTCGCGATGTCGGTTGAAGATTTCGGCGAGAAGTATGCGCGTGATTCGCATTGGGGAATTAACGTAGCGGAATCGCTCGGCGTCTCGCCGCTCACCACGCTTGCCGATTTAGTCCAAACCGATCTCAACGAGCGCGGATAAATGTGTCCTCGTGGATCCGGACGGCGGCCGTTACCGACCGCGGTTAAAAAACTGCGCGGCAATCCGGGAAAACGCGCGGTCAACAAATCGGAACCGAAACCGAAATCGTTCGCGCCGAAAATGCCGGTCGGACTTCCGCCTCTCGCGATCGCGGAATGGAAAGCGATCGTCCCGTTGCTTTCAGAGCTCGGCGTGCTTACGCAAGTCGACGGCAAAGCGCTATCGGCCTACTGCGAGTACTTCGCGCAATGGCGCGAGGCGCTCGACGAGGTTCGCGAGCGTGGCATCACGGTCGAGGAGCCAATCGTTAAGTTCTCCGACGGCGAGTCGGAAATCATTGGCTACAAGTACAAACGAAATCCGGCCGTCTCGATCGCGAATGACGCGGCCAAGTTAATGAAGTCTTTCCTCGTGGAGTTTGGACTTACACCGTCGTCTCGCGGCCGGTTGCACATCGAGGGAAAGCCGGACGGCGACGATCCGATGGACGCGTACCTCCGCGCCGGCGCTCTGCCGCTCGATAAAAAGCATGTCAATTAAACTTTACACCGCGACCAACCCGAAGCATCCGGCCGAGGTGTATGTACGCGAAGTCATTGCCGGCCGCATCCTCGCTTCGAAATGGGTAATCCTCGCGTGCAAGCGACACCTCCGCGATCTCGCGACCGGCGCCGCGCGCGGCCTGTACTTCGATCCTGTCTCCGCGCAGCGCGCGATCGACTTCTTTCTTTTCCTCAATCATTCCAAAGGCGAATGGGCTGGCCTTTCCTTCGAGCTCTCTCCCTGGCAGCAATTCATCGTCTACTCGATCTTCGGCTGGAAAAAGGCGGACGGGACTCGCCGTTTCCGCGTGGCGCACGTCGAGGTCGCGCGCAAAAACGGCAAGACGACATTGTGGGCGGGCATCGGGCTCTATCTATTTTTCGCCGACGGGGAGCCTGGCGCCGAGGTTTACTGCGCAGCAACCAAGAAAGACCAGGCGCGGATCCTGTTCAATGAGGCCGAGCGCATGCGCAAGGCCTCGCCGGCGCTGAAAAAACGGATTCTTTCATTCCGCGACAACATGAACGTGCCGGCGACCAACTCTAAGTTTGAGCCGCTCGGCGCCGACCAGGACACTCTCGACGGTTTGAATCCGCACGGCGCGCTCGTCGACGAGCTCCACGCGCACAAGACGCGCGGTCTGTGGGACGTTCTCGATACCGCAACCGGATCCCGCCGGCAGTCGCTCCTCGCCGCGATTACGACGGCCGGTTTCGAGCGCGAGTCGATCTGCTACAAGCAGCACGAGTACGGCGAAAAAATTCTCGAGCAAGTGATCGACGACGACTCGTTTTTCGTCTACATCGCGTGCCTGGATCGAGACGACGATTGGGAGGACGAGCGCAACTGGCCGAAAGCAAACCCCGGGCTCGGCGTCTCGGTCAAACTCGACAGCCTCCGGATCCAATGCGCGAAAGCCAAAAACGAGCCGACCGCGCTCAACGCTTTTCTCCGGCTCAGACTCAATGTCTGGACGCAACAAAATACGCGCTGGATGCCGATCGAGGCCTGGAACGAATGCACCGGCTTTAGCGTGGCCGGCATCGATCCCATAGTCCTGCAGAAACAAATCCTCGAGAGGCTCACCGGGCAATTGTGCATGGCCGGCCTGGACCTCTCCTCGAAAGTCGATCTCGCCGCTTACGTGAAACTCTTTCTGCCGACCGAGGCGATCCCGAAGTTTGTCGCGATCTGCCGGTTTTACATGCCGGAGGATAACGTCTGGAAGCGCGTCAAAGAGGACCGCGTCCCGTATGACGTGTGGATCCGCGAGGGATTTATCACCGCGACGCCGGGCAACGTCGTCGATTACGACTGGATAAAATCCGACATCCTCAAGGACGCGAAAATTTTCCAGATGAAAGAGCTCGCGTTCGATCCCTACAACGCGACGCAGATGTCGACGCAGCTCCAGAAAGAGGGGATCACGACCGTCGAATTTCGCCAGGGTTTTCTCTCGATGTCCGAGCCGACCAAAGAGTTAATGAAAATCGTTTTGCAGAAAACGCTCGCGCATCTTTCGAATCCTGTTTTGCGATGGAACGCCGCGAACGTCGTCGTCAAACAGGACGAAGCCGGCAATCTGAAAATGAACAAGGACAAGTCGCCGGAAAAAATCGACGGCCTGGTCGCGCTGGTAATGGCGCTTGGCCGCGCGATCGCGAGCCCCGGCGAGTCCGATTCTGTTTACGAAACCCGAGGAGTACTCCTACTGTGAGCGACGCCCAAAAAAAATCGAGCGTCGAGCTCGTCGACGTGATCGCGATCGTCGGCCTGGTGTCACTGGTCGGCGGGATCGGCTGGATCTATAAACCGGCCGCGCTCATCGTCCTGGGAGCGCTACTACTTTTTTACGCGTTCGTCGTTAGCTTGAAACCGAAGGCGGACGAAAAGCCTCGAGAGGAGAGTTAGCTGTGGGATTAATGAGGCAATTTCGATTGAGCGCACAGTCGCTCGGCGGAAACGGCGGCGGGATCGCGCCGATCCCTCCGGACGCCGATTATTGGTATTCGAGTCCGGGATACTCGTCGGACTCGGGGATGCGCGTCTCGCCTGAAACGGCGATGAAACACCCGACGGTTTACGCGTGCGTCCGCGTCGTCTCCGAGACGTTCGCCTCGATGCCGGCAATTATTTACAAGCGATTGCCGGACGGCGGCAAAGAGCGCGCGACCGATCATCCACTGTACGACTTACTTCACAACACCCCTAACCAGTGGCAGACGGCATTTGAATTTTTCGAAATGATGCAGGGGCACCTCGAGCTCCGCGGCAATGCATTCGCCGCGATCTGTCCAGGGAAAAAAGGCGCGGTCGATTCTCTGGTCCCGATCCATCCGGACCGCGTCGCGGTGTTTCGCTTGCCTAACGGCCGGCTGCGCTACCAGGTGCGCGCCTGGTACGACGGGAGCATCCAGAATTACGCGCAAGACGAAATGTTTCACATGCGCGGCCTGTCCTCGGACGGCATGGTCGGTATGAGCACGGTCGCGCTGCAGCGCGAACCGATCGGCACCGGGCTCGCGCAACAAGAATATGCGGCGCGCTTTTTCGCCAACGATTCGAAGCCGGGCGGTGTGCTCGAGCATCCCGCAAAAATGAGTCCGGAGGCCTACAAACGGGCCAAGGAATCTTTCCAGGAATCGCAGCAAGCACACAATCGACACAAAGTCGCGCTGCTCGAGGAGGGCATGAAGTACACCGCGATTAGTGTCAGCAACAAAGACTCGCAGTTTTTGGAAGCTCGACAGTTTACGCGTGGCGAGGTCTGCGGGATGTTCCGCGTCCCGCCGCACAAAATCGGAGATCTCACCAAGGCGGCTTTCTCGAACATCGAGCAGCAAGCGATCGAATTTATTACCGATTGCATGAGGCCGCGCGTGGTGAGGTGGGAGTCGCGAATCAGCCAGGACCTAATCATCCCTCTGCAGCTCGAGGACGAGGTGGAGTACTTCATCGAGTTTCTAATGGACGCGCTACTCCGCGGCGACCTCAAGAGCCGATACGACTCCTACATGGTCGGCCGGAATGGCGGCTGGCTCTGTCCGAACGATATCTGCCGGTTTGAAAATCTGAATCCGATCCCGGGAGAAAAGGGCGGAGACGATTATTTGCGGCCGCTTAATTACATGGTCGCGGGAGCGGAGCCGCCTCCCGCGACGCCAGGAGCGGGAGGTCCGGAGCAGCCGCCGGGAAATCCGGACGCGGATCCCTCGACCGACAACGCGGATCCCGCCGATCCCTCGATCGGACAGGAGGACGAGTCGGCGGCCGACGCGCGCGCGAAACGAGAGGTAATGGCCGCACGGCTCCGCGAGTTTGTCATGGCTGCAGGCGGCCGCGTAGTGCGCAAAGAGGTCACCGCGTTACGGAAAGCGCTCGCGCGATCAATCTCCATGGAGGCATTCATCAAAGAAGCTGGCGACTTTTACGAAACGCACAAGGCGACCGTCGCCGAAACAATGCACCTCGATCCGGCAAGGGCAGAGAGCTACACCGAGGGCAATATAAAAATTCTCGCCGCGGCAAAATCGCCGGCCGCGGCTCTCGATTGGATCGAAACAAGCGGTCCGGACGTACTCGCGACACTCTCTCTAGGAGCAAAAAATGAGCAAGTATCACCGAATTTGCGCGGAAGTGTTTAACAAACCCTGGGCCATCGTCCCGGAAAAACTTGCCGTGATCGCCGAACTAATCGCGCTGCGCGCCGCCGGCGAGAAGTTAACCGAGGAGCAGATCCAGGATCGCATCGGCGCCGGGCCCCGCAGCTCACCGAGCGCGCCTGGCACGGTCGCTTTGGTCCCGGTCTATGGCGTGATCTCGAACCGCATAAACATGATGTCGCAAATTAGCGGCGGTACTTCGATCGAGAAACTCACCGCGCAATTCCGGACGGCCATGGCCGATACGAATTGCAAGGCGATCGTGTTCGACGTGGACTCGCCAGGCGGATCCGTCGACGGCGTGCCGGAGCTCGCGGACGAGATCTTTGCGGCGCGCGGACAGAAAAAAATGGTCGCTGTGGCAAACACCATGGCCGGGAGCGCCGCGTACTGGCTGGCCTCGTGTGCCGATGAGCTCGTCGTTACTCCGAGCGGCTCGGTCGGATCGATCGGAGTTTTTGCGCAACACGACGACATCTCGAAAGCGCTGGACGCTGCAGGAGTGAAAACCACGCTCCTAAGCGCCGGCAAATACAAAGTCGACGGCAATCCTTACGAGCCGCTCTCCGACGACGCGCGCGCGAACCTGCAATCGATGGTCAACTCGTTCTATGGAATGTTTACCAAGTCGGTCGCGCGGAACCGCGGCGCCTCGGCCGCGGACGTTCGCGAGGGATTCGGCCAAGGCCGCATGGTCCTTGCCGCCGACGCGGTGAAAGAGGGCATGGCCGATCGTGTCGCCACTTTGGGACAGACTCTCGCACGTTTCGGCGTAGGTCCTGCAGCCGGCAAGCCGGCGCCAGGGCAACGCGTCGCGCTCGAGCGCGAGCTCGATCTCCACTAAAAACAATTTCGCCGCGGTGAGAGAACGCTGTCGCGTCGTCTCGACTCCGCGGATATGCGTCTAGTCGCAATCGATCCGATGATCGGTTCGCCGGCGCGCTGTAGAAGCACGCACCAAAATCGCAAAACAGGAGAATTCAATGTCGAACATTAAAGCATTACGACAGCGCAAAGCCGATATAACGAAAAAACAGCGCGCGCTGTTAGATAAAGCGGCCGTCGAGACTCGGGATCTAACCGAGCCAGAGGGAGCCGAGTTTCAAACGAACCTCGACCAGATGAAATCGATTGAGGCGTCGCTAGAACGCGAGGAAAAAGTCCTCGAATTCGAGCGCTCCGTTTCGCCAGTCGTCGACGATCCGAACGAACAAGCGGCCGCGAATGCCGGCGCACCGACACCGACAGGAAAGCCGGGATTTAAAACCTTTGGTGAGTTTCTCGTTTCCGTCGTCCGCGCAGAACGCACCGGCGGACGGGCGATCGACCAGCGACTCATCCAGGCAGTAGCGTCCGGAGCAAGCGAGACAGTCCCGTCCGATGGTGGCTTTCTCGTGCAAAAAGATTTTTCGGCCGAATTGATCCAACGCGTCTACGAATCCGGGCAGATCGCTTCCCGCGTTCGCCGCATCCCGATTAGCTCCAACGCCAACGGCATCAAGATCAATGCCATTGCCGAAACGAGCCGCGTCGACGGATCACGTTGGGGCGGAATCCTCGCTTACTGGGTAAACGAGGCGGACACTCTGACGGCCACAAAGCCGAAATACCGGCAGATCGAACTAAACCTCCAGAAGCTAATCGGTCTTTGCTACGCGACCGACGAGCTCCTGCAGGATGCGGCCGCACTCGAGGCCGTGATTATGCAGGCCTTTCCGGAAGAATTTACCTTCCGAGTCGAGGATGCAATTTTCAACGGCACCGGCGCCGGCCAGCCGGAGGGGATCCTCAACTCCGCGGCAACGATCCAGGTCGCCAAGGCCTCGACGGATCCATCCGGACCGGGCATCTCGACGACCGACGTCCTCGATATGTGGCAACACATGTGGGGCCGATCGCGACCGAACGCGGCCTGGTTTATTAACCAGGACGTCGAAGCGGCACTCTACCCTCTGACTCTCGGTAGCGGGACCGCAGTCGTTTTGCTGTACACGCCTCCGGGATTGAACGGCAATAGCTCCGGCTTCGGACAGCTCCTCGGCCGGCCAGTAATTCCCGTCGAGCATTGCTCGACGCTCGGAACGCCTGGCGACATCATCCTCGCCGATCTCAGCCAATACCTGATGATCGACAAGGGTGCTCCGCAAGCGGCCTCCTCGATCCACGTTCGCTTTTTGAACGACGAGACGACTTTCCGTTTCGTTTATCGCGTCGACGGGCAATCCGCATGGAACCTGCCATTGACGCCGAAAAACGGATCGAATCTCCTCTCTCCATTTATCACGCTCGCGACTCGGTCCTAACAACCGCGGCTCGAGCATAGCGAACGAGGGCCGCGGAACCGTTGCGGCCTAGCAAAAATTTCGGATCAAGGAGATCCAAACATGAAGGGATATGTAATCGCCGAAGAGGCGCACGTCGTAAATATTCTGCCGGCCGTCAACATCACCGGCGGAGTAACAGCACAAGCATTTTCGATGAAAGAGCACGGCCATGCTTCGATCTTGATTCAGATCGGAGTGAGCGCGGCCGCGTTTACTTCCATCGTCGTGAACGAATGCAGCAGCGCGGCCGGAGCCAATCCGGCGCCGATTCCTTTCGCGTTGTATGCGCAAGAGACGGCCGGCGCAGCTTCGGACGTCCTCGGAGCGAGGCAGCAAATCCCTGCAACCGGCTACGTGCCGTCGGCGAATGACGGGATTTTCTACGTCATCGAGATCGACGCGAGCGAGCTGGCGCAGGGTTTCCCGTACCTGCAGGTCGTTCTCGCGAACGGATCTAACAGCGTGATCGCTTCAATGGTCGCGATTCTGTCCGGATCTCGCTTCGCGGGTGTGTCCAGCACAACGGCCACGACCTAATCGGCCGATTCAAGAAGAGAGAGGCGGTCGAAGGCGGCCGCCTCGTCCTCTCCGCAAAAAGGATTCCCATGTTTGTACGAATGAAAACCGGCCGTTACGCCGGCGAAGTCCGCGAGTTTCCGTTCGCCACGGCGCGAGATCTCATCGCGAACGATCGAGCGACTCGCTACCAATTCGGTTCGGAAATGGCAGGCCACGGCGGCATCGTTCAAGTCCTTAAACGTATGCCGGCCGAGAGCGTCGACACGACGCCGGCGCCGAAAAAGAAAAAAGCCAAAGGATCAAAAAATGGCCGGACTTAACGTCGAGATCGCGCCAGTCGCCGAGCCCGTACCTCTGGCGCTAATTAAAAACCATCTACGCATCACGACCTCGGCCGACGACGCGTTAATCTCCACGATCTACATGCCGGCGGCGCGCGAACTGGTCGAGGATGCGACCGCGCTCAGTCTGGTCAACAAAGGCTATCGGCAAAATCTCGACAGCTTTCCGCACGAGGCTGGATTTTTCGGGATCGGCCTCACCTCTTACGAGCTCGCCGAGCGCGCCGGATCCGGCCGCCGGCACAGGCATCACCAGCGAGTAAAACTATTCCGCTCGCCGCTCGTCAGCGTGACAAACATTACGTACCTCGACACCGACCAGGACGAACAAGTTTTATACCCGTCGCTGGCTCTGTGGGCCGCAAACACCGAATACACCCTCGGCGACGAGCGCCAGGATTCAAACGGAAATCTCCAGACGCTAACCGCGGTCAATGAGGCAGAGCTCGAGGAGGACGAGACAGCAACCTCCGGAGCTACGACGCCGTCCTGGAGCGTGATCCTGGGAGGCACGACGACCGACGGCGCCGCGCTCACCTGGACGAATGGCGGCACCGCTTACGCGGGAGATTTTCAAGTCAACGCGGACGATCGGCCGCCGAGTGTTTTCCCGACTTACGGCGCGGTGTGGCCGGACACGCTTCACCAAGAGAACGCGGTCCAGATCCATTTCGTCGCCGGATTCGGAGCCGACGGCCTCGCGGCGCCGGCGCGCGCGAAACTCGTGCTCATGATGCTGGTCGGCACCTGGTACGAAAACCGCGAGTCGGTCACCGAGGCCGACCTAAAAACAATCCCGCATCACCTCGAGGACTTGTTGGGAAGTGTCCGGATCCTCGATTTCAATCCATAGGAAGCAAAAATTAAACGGAGGAAAACAGAAAATGTCCTTTACCGCAGTAGTCCCGATTACACCGATTGGTCCCTATCCGGCGACAGTCGGAGCACTCGCTCTCGCCGCTCTTTTCGTCGCTTGCGACGCGGTGAACGGCAACTCTTTCACGGTCACCGGGCACGAGATCCTCGAGCTGCGCAATACCGACACGGCAGCTCACACCGTAACGATTTCGTCGGTCCCGGATTCGCGCAATCGGCCGGACGATATCACCGCTTACTCGATCCCGGCCGGCGCCGATGCGGCTTTCTCTTTCCTCGCCGGCGAGGAAGGTTGGATGCAGAGCGACGGAACGGTGCATTTTACGGCCAACTCCGCGCTCGTTTTCGCGCGCGTAATCATCGCCAGGCGCTAACCGAATGCCGCTACCTTCGAGAATTCATGCGGGGCGACTCCGCCACGAAATTAAGATCGTCGATCTCGTCAACACCCAAGACTCGTTTGGTGGGAACGCGATCGACAACGAAACGCCTTTCGCGACGGTATGGGCCGAGGTCCTGGATCTTTCAGGCCGCGAGCTCGAAGCCGCACAGCAAAAAGTCTCGCAGGTAACGCACCGGATCATGATGCGTTGGATACCCGGCGTTCGGGCCAAGCAAAACGTCTGGTTTGACGATCGCCAGTTTCAGATCGAGGACGTCCAGGATCCGGACGAACGCCGAAAAATCCTGTACCTACTTTGCATCGAGCGCGACGGCTCGGCTCGAGAGCAAGGCGGGAGCGCCGGTTAATGGCGGATCGCGTCGATTTCAAAATGACCGGGACGCGGGAGCTCCAGGAAGCGCTCGAGGTGCTCCCGTTCCAGGTCGCTCGCAGCATGGTCAAGAAAAGTCTCGGCCGCGCTGTGAAACCTTGGCAAGTGGAAATGAAAAGCAAAGTCCGCCAGGGCTGGCACGT